GAAAGTTGATGTCCCTCAATCCGTTGGAAAGGAATTTACGATGAAAAAGATGCAATCAGGTGGTATGGCCGCAAGCAAGATGGGCGCAGTGAAAACCGCAGCTCCTAGCCGTGATGGTGTTGCTATGAAAGGCAAAACCAAGGGCAAGCAAATTGTCATGGCCGGTAACAAAATGGCTAAAGGCGGCAAAGTCAAGAAGATGGCCTACGGCGGGAAGTGTTGAAATGATGGCCTCACGCGGGATGGGGGCGATTCGCGCCTCCAAGATGCCCAAGCCGGTTACTAAAGCTCGGCGGGATGACACCGATTTCACGGCGTTTTCTAAAGGTGGCGAGTCCCGTGTGAACGAAGCTGGCAATTACACCAAACCAAGTATGCGTAAAGCATTGTTCAACAGCATCAAAGCTGGTGGTAAAGGTGGTGCGCCAGGGCAATGGTCAGCTCGTAAAAGCCAATTATTAGCTATGAAATATAAGGCTCGTGGTGGTGGATACCGAGACTAAGCTATGTACAATGTGTGGGGAAATTAAACCCATTTCGGCGTATAGAAGCCGTGGCGGGGCAATGACGCATTTGTTGAAGAGTCGTTGTAATACGTGTTTATACAAAGAACACAAGCGTTGGGCGGAAGAAAACCCTGAGCGTATACAAGCCTATAGAGAAAAAGATAGTTGGACATTAGCGAAACGTTGCTCACGTAGAGGAATTACTCCTGAACAACTTGTGGATCGATACGAACGGCAAGAAGAGTGTTGCGCTATTTGTAAGAAAGAAATAGAGCTTATTGACAGTGCTATTGACCACAACCACGTAACTAACGAATTTCGTGGGGTTTTATGTAAACAGTGTAATAGGGCGTTGGGTATGTTTAACGATAGCCCCACTGTGTTACGTAACGCAGTAGAATACTTAGAAGCTTTTGGGAGCTACGGTGATGGCTCTTAAAAAATCGCAACAGTCCCTAAAAAATTGGACTGACCAGAAATGGAGAACCAAGAGTGGCAAACCTAGCACACAGGGTTCAAAAGCAACTGGCGAGCGGTATCTCCCAGAGGCGGCAATCAATGCTCTTACACCTGCTGAGTACGCTGCGACAACAAGAGCTAAACGCGCTGGAAAACGCTCGGGAAAGCAATTCGTCAAACAACCAAAAGGCATTGCTGCTAAGACCGCGAGGTACCGATAATGGCTAAAAAGTTTCCTGATCTAACAGGCGATGGGGATGTAACTAGAGCGGACATTCTCAAAGGTCGTGGTGTAGATGGATTTAAGAGCGGCAAGTTTATTCAAGCTGCAATTAAGAAACCGGGAGCACTTCGTGAACAGCTTGGTATTAAAGGTAAAAAGCCGATTCCTGCGAAGATGCTTGATAAAGCTACTAAGGCTCCGGGCAAACTTGGGCAGAGAGCTAGGCTCGCCAAAACGCTTCGAGGGATGAAGTGACAACAACTTCAGGTACGACAGCCTTTAATCTCGATCTAAACGAGATTATTGAAGAGGCATTTGAGCGGTGTGGGGTTGAGGTGCGTACTGGGTACGAACACCGTACAGCTCGTCGTTCTATGAACTTGATGTTCACTGAGTGGGCTAACCGAGGGATTAACCTGTGGACGATTGAGCAAGGTCAAATTGCTATGACCACGGGTACGATTGTTTACAACCTGCCTGTTGATACGGTAGATCTTATTGAACAGGTAGTGCGGACGCAGACTGGGATACCACAGACGGACATCAACATCAGCCGTATCTCGGTAGATACCTACGCCACAATACCGAATAAAAACGCTCAGGGCAGACCCATTCAGGTTTGGATTAACAGGCAGTCAGGGGTACTAACACCTACTGGGATTGCGTACCCTACGATCAACGTCTGGCCTGCGCCAGATCAAGATAACTATTACACCTTCGTATACTGGCGATTGCGGCGTATGCAGGACGCTGGGGGTGGGGCTAATATTCAGGATGTGCCATTTAGGTTTATTAACTGCTTGGCTGCTGGGTTAGCGTACTACTTATCGTTGAAGATTCCCGAGGCCGCGCAGCGTGTCCCCATGCTGAAAGACATGTACGACGAGCAGTTAAGACTTGCGCTAGACGAAGACCGCGAGAAAGCACCGTTGCGACTCGCACCACGGCAGTTGTTCTACTGATATGCCTAATCGGTTTGCATCAGGTAAGTGGGCGATATCGCAGTGCGATAGGTGCGGCTTTCGGTACAAACTGAAAGAGCTTCGTGAGATTGTTATTAAGACTAAGAACGTTAACATCTTAGTCTGTCCTACGTGTTGGGAACCCGATCAACCGCAGTTGCAGCTTGGTATGTATCCTGTGGATGACCCACAGGCTTTGCGTAATCCGCGTCCCGATACGACATACCGCGTTGCAGGTTTGAACGGGTTGCAGATTAATACAACCTCAACGCAACTAGGTAGCGGAGATCCCTCTGGGGGTAGTAGAATTATCCAATGGGGATGGGCACCTGTGGGTGGAGCAAGATCCTACGATACAGGGCTAACGCCAAACAATCTTGTGCTGGGCATCACGCTAGGCACTGTTACTGTGAACGTCACATAGGAGCCTATGATGGACAAGAAAGACTTAGCTCAAGACAAGAAAATGATTGCTGGTGCCGTGCATAAGCATGAGAAAGCCAAACACAAAGGCCAGCCCCTGACCAAACTTCGCAAAGGCGGTAAGACTAACGCTGAAATGAAGACTCTGGGCCGGAACATGGCGAAGATTGCTAACCAGAAATCACCTTCGTTCAAATACAAGATGGGAGCCAAATGATGCACAGCAAAATGCCAACGCCTGTGCCTGTTAAAGACACGCACAACGGCTACCCCAACAACGTGCCAAATACCCAAACGGTAAAAGTCCGAGGAACCGGCTGCGCCACGAAGGGTACAGGTGCTTCTAAGAAGATGGGCTAATGAACTACTCGACCCTTTTCAAAACGATTCAAGGTTATCTGGAGAACGACTTTCCGTCGTTTACTGGCGCTGATTCGTCTGGGTCGGGTACAGCAACGCTTACTGCTAAACAGCAGATCGATACGTTCATTAAGCAGGCTGAGCAGCGCATCTATAACTCAGTACAGTTTCCGCAGTTTAGGAAGAATCAAACGGGGTCAATGACTACCAACAACAAGTATCTAGCCACACCTTCTGATTTTTTGGCTGTATACGAGTTAGCGGTTACAAACCCAACGACAAGTGAGTACGAGTACTTGCTGAACAAAGATGTTAGCTACATTCGCGCTGCCTATCCAAACCCAGCAACGACTGGAATACCTAAGTATTACGCTCTTTTCGATGAGAATACGCTCGTTCTTGGGCCGACTCCTGCCGCTAATTACACTGTTGAACTTCACTACTTCTACTACCCAGAATCTATAACGGCAGCCGCTTCAGGGCAAACTTGGCTTGGTGATAACTTCGATTCTGCGCTTTTGTATGGCTCTTTAGTTGAGGGGTACACCTTTATGAAGGGCGAAGCGGATGTGATTGCGGCTTACGCTAAACGGTATGAAGAAGCCATGATCCTTGCTAAACGTCTTGGCGATGGTATGGAACGCCGCGATGCTTACAGGTCTGGTCAAGTCAGGATGTCGGTGAACTAATGGCTTTTACTGGCAACTACACATGCAACTCCTTCAAGCAGCAATTGTTTGAAGGGGATTTTGATTTTTCTTCGGGTACTACACAGACCTTTAAGATAGCCCTTTACACCAACGATGCCACGCTCGACCAAACTACAACGGCTTATACGGCTACTGGCGAGGTTGTGGCTACGGGGTATACGGCGGGTGGAGAGGCTATCACTCCTTCACTTGCTATTGATAGTTCCACAGGCATTGCTTATATTGACTTTTCTAACGCTTCTTGGAGTGGTGCTTTCACTGCTCGTGGAGCTTTAATTTATCGAGTTACAACGGGGAATCCAGCGATCTGTGTATTAGATTTTGGGTCCGATAAGACGTCTACAACGACGTTTCAAGTTGAATTTCCACCTAACACCAGCACCGGTGCGTTGATAAGGCTTGCATGATGGGTACTCCCGTTGGATTCTTTTCTGAACCACCGCGTGTTGTGATTGCCCCCATACCTCCAAAGGATGAGGAAACGTGGGTCGCTGCCGAAGAAGTGGAGATGGAAGGATCACTTAACATTGATCTTGAAACTCTTAAAAGTAATGTAGCCCATAACATTAAACTTGGGTTTCAACAGATTGCCCCGCACCCAACAAATGATGTTGAAGTTATGATTGTTGGAGGTGGACCCTCACTTGCCGAACATATAGGTACGATTAAGCAACTTAGGCAACAAGGGGTAAAACTTATTACGTTGAACAACGCATATCAGTATTGTATCGACCACGGACTATTACCTTCTGCGTATTTTATGGTCGATGGGCGTGAGTTCAACAAACGATTCTTAACGAATCTTGTACCCACTTGCAAATATTTTCTTTCTTCCCAGTGCCACCCAACAGTATTTGAGGGGATGCCTAAAGATCAAACGTACATTTGGCATACAAGTGCGGAAGAAATCCAAGAAATTTTGGCAGGGGAGTATAAAAATTGGTATGCCGTGCCGGGGGGATCAACAGCATTGCTTCGTGCCATACCTATGTTTAGAATGTTAGGGTTTAAGCGATTTCATATTTTTGGATGTGATTCTTGCTTAGAGGACGGTAAGCACCACGCTTATTCGCAAGTAGAAAACGACGGTCTTCCTGTTGTGCCTGTAAAGGTCGGTGGAAAAATCTTTTACTGTCACCCTTGGATGGTCTCGCAAGCTAGAGAGTTCATTGACCTAATTAGGTTCATGGGCGATGTAATGGAACTTCAAGTTTATGGTGGGCTACTCCACCAGATTTTAGTGACTGGGGCGTCGAACGCCGATATTAAGGAGTATTGAAATGGCCGCTTCCGCATGGCAACTCTACAACGACGCCAAACGCTATATCGGCAATGGAACGATTCAGCTTGGTGTTAATAACTTCAGAATGGCACTTTTTACAAGCGCCAGTAACACCTCGACGTTCACGTTGAGCACGTATGGGTCTCTAACTAACGAGATTGCTGCTACCGGTGGGTATGTTGCCGGGGGTAAAGCACTTGTACCGGTAACGGGGCAATGGACTACTGGCGCGTCTGCCAAGCAGATGAAGTTTACCTATTCATCGATTGGGCTAACATTTACTGCTTCGGGCGCGTCATTAACTAATATTAAGTATGCTGTGATTTATCAATCGGCTGCTACATTAGCTAACGGTAAGCTTGTCTGTTTTTGTCAGCTATCTTCGGCACAGTTCACGGTATCTTCTCCAAATACGTTGACAGTGCTTCCGGCTGCAACGGGCGTGTTTACTCTGACATAAAGACTTTTCATGTCTACGGGTTGGGGCGCTAATGGTTGGGGCGCAGGTACTTGGGGGGACTCTACTGATCTTCCTGTAGATGGGTCTTGGGGAGCTAATGGTTGGGGGTATGGTCCTTGGGGCGGGTATGTCGCTATCAACATTACGCCTTCTACAGGCGCGTTAACTTTTACCGGAGTAGCACCTACTACTGTTGTAAATAATATAATAACTCCATCTACAGGGGTTATTACGTTATTGGGGAACACCCCAGGAACGATAACAAATCAAATTATTACGCCTGCTGTAGGGGCAGCGGTTTTTGCTGGAATAGCTCCACAGCTTCGCACTGATTTCTTTGTAACCCCAAATACTGGCGCGATTAATTTTGCAGGGGTCGCTCCTAATTTAGGTACAACTATAACTCCCGCAGTAGGGAGTGTTACGGTTGCTGGCGTAGCTCCCAATATTATAACGGGGATATTCATACAGCCTGCTACGGGAGCACTAACATCCACTGGTGCGGCTCCTGATGTAAAAACTAATTTCATAATTACTCCCGCTGCAAATGATCTGGTGTTTACTGGAGCAGCGCCAGGAGTTGAAAGAAGTGCCATATTTACGCCGGGAACCGGAGCACTTTCTTTGGTTGGGGCAACCCCAACTGTTCTTGATGGGCGTGTCGCTATACCGGACACAGGCTCCGTAGCTGTTTCTGGTAGTGCTCCTAAGTTAGCCAGTGCAGTACAACCTGCTTCTGGAGTTTTTGTTTTAGATGGTATAGCTCCTACGGTTGTAACTGGGCAAGTAATAACGCCTTCAGGTGGAGCGGTTGTTGTTGGGTCAGCGCCAAGTGTAGTTGTTAGTGGGGTACTTATAACGCCAAGTACAGGTGTTTTGGCTGTTGCCGGTCAAACCCCATCTATAATAAGTACAGTTATCATAACTCCAACTACTGCCACATTGACTTTAGTTGGTAGTCAGCCTACCATAAACAACCCGAATTGGACCGATATTGATGATTCGCAATCACCTAATTGGGTGAACATCATTGACTCTCAATCCCCTTCATGGGGTGGCATAGATACCTCACAGGCTCCCAGTTGGTTGCCTGTAGCTGCGTAGGAGTAATTCATGGCAAGTACATACTCAAAACTCAAGATCGAGTTGATCGGGACCGGGGATCAGTCGGGAACGTGGGGCGCCACCACAAATAACAACCTGGGGTCAGATAGCACTTATCGCGGGCTTGAGCAAGCTATTGTCGGCATGGCGACATTAGTGACGGGCGACTTCACAACTAACTCGTACACACTACCTTATACCGATAGCAATGACGATCAAGACTTCCGGTGTCTGGTATTAAATATTACGGCGACGCTTTCAGGTGCTGGTACGGTTATTGTTCCAGCCATTCAGAAGCCTTACATCGTGATGAACAACTCATCCGGTGGGTATGCAGTTACTGTCAAGGTCTCTGGACAAACAGGTGTATCGGTCCCCAATGGTGCAAAGGTACTGCTCTATAACAACGGTACAGACGTTGGCACAGCGATTACCTACCTGACCTCCTTGACACTTGGTTCTGCATTAGGTGTAGCTTCGGGCGGTACAGGTCTATCAACCACCACCGCTTATGGTTTGATTGCTGCGGGCACGACCTCGACGGGTAACTTCCAGCAGGTGTCTGGTACGGGCAGCTCAGGGCAGATTTTGACTTCAAATGGGGCAGGAGCACTTCCTTCATGGCAGGCTAACTCAGGTATATCAACGGGTAAAAGTATCGCAATGGCGATGATCTTCGGCTTCTAAGGATTAAATCATGGCAAATCCAAATATTGTCAGTGTTACAGCGATTTACGGCAACTCGTCGCAGACAGCTTTATCATCCACAAGTGTTACAAGTCTTGTAAGCAATGCTGCATCTTCTGGCAAGGTCTACAAGATCAATATGATTGTGGTTGCTAATGTTGATGGCACTTCGGCTGCGGACATCACAATCAATGTCTACTCTAACGCCACGGCGGGTAGCGGTACGGCTTATGCGATTGCCTCGACAATCTCAGTGCCTGCTGATGCTTCGTTAATTGTGTCGGACAAAACCACAGCTTTTTACTTGCTAGAGAATCAATCAATTGGTGCTATAGCAGGTACGGCCAACGACCTAGTGGTGACCTGCTCCTGGGAAGAAATCAACTAAGGATTCTGCAATGGCAATCCACGGCTACCCCGGTGGGGTCATTAGCGCCACTGCGCCTTCAG